ATTTAAAGATAAGGATAAAATGAGCACACTAGCTGAAATATTTAGAGAAATCTATTATGATCCAATTGATAAGCTTATTGGCTATAATTGGATTGATTTAGAAGGAAACGATTTTAAATTTGAGTCGGAAATGGAAAGAGATAATTATATAAAATTATATTATCACAATAAGAAATTTAATAAAAAACTAGAGGATATTATAAATGAGTAAAAAGAAATATATGGGATTTTCAAAGAGAAGTGATTTAAAGATTAGACAAGAACTTTATGATCAAGATTATATTGATAAGCTAACAGATACTGAAAAGCTGTTGGCTTAGTAATTTTAATCTAGAATATATTAGCGGTAATTTCGACCATCCTGGTAAACGCTTACATAAAAAGAAACTTAAAGTTAAAAAAATAGTTTCTACAGGAAAAAAGAAAACAATTGATATTGGTAAAAAAGATGTCAATGATAGAAATAATGCTAGAAATAGAGATGCATTTTCAATTTCTAAAGCTAGAAGAACTTTAGATGGCGAGAAAGAAATTAATAAAGGTTCGAATAATCTTAAGCATAGCAAGCCAGACGATATGGAAAATTATTTAATAACTTTGATTGATTTAAAAGCTAACGGAAAAATTCAATTGTCTTAATAACAGCTTCAACAAATCCAGCTAACATTGCTAAAAAACCCACTAGTTTTAAAGCTCCATTAATCATTTTAACCTGAGTTTCTATAGGTTTGATTTGTTCTCTAAGAAGAGCTATATTTTCCTCTGCTAATTCTGTTCGATAAATATGATGAAAAATATCAGAAGCTTGTTTGGTTAACGTAGTACTTTGTTGATCCATCTTTAAATCTAAAGAGTCAACTTTTTGTTCAATTTTATCAATTGAGTTTTTTAACCAATCTGAATTGTCCATATATTATTCTTTTTTAGATGATATATCTTTCATTAATTCGCGGTATTTGCTATTTTGCATTAAACTAAAAATAATAGCGTTTCTGCCAATTTCATCTTTTTCAGATGCTTCTACTAACATTCGCCCTAGTTGAGTTTTAAGTGCGTCATCACTTTGGACAAGACTTTCACCAACTGATTTAAGAGCTTCAGGAGCTGAAGTAAATGCTTTATTTACACTTCTAAGCACATCAGCAGTTTTCTTATATCCTGTTGCTGCAATTGAATTTCCATAAGTCTTTGCTAACTTATTAATTCCAGCTGCCGCCATTCCTGTAGGAGTACCATGTAATGCAGCCGCGCCTATGCCAGCCATATAATCAGTAATACCAAAATCTCTATTGGTAACTTCAGAAGCGGTTTTACCAACTAGAGCATTTTTAGCATCTTTGGCAGTTCTATACATATCTTTAGCTTGAACATATTTATTTAATAAATCAGAACTGTTTGTGGCTTTTGTAACTGCATCTGCTGACTGTTCAATTTCATTATTAACAACACTACGAACTTGTCCCATTAGTTGGTCTTCTAATTTGCCAGTTTCTCCATAAGAACTTTGACTTATTAATTGTTTAAGACGAGCAGCTTTAGTAAAATCTATAGGCTCATTTCCAAACTTATTAACTGTATCAATAGCTTTTTGAAGCTTGTTGTATTCAGATTCATAAAGAGGAACAATTTCACCATTTTCAGTAAATTTATTTTGAAGTTCTTCTATCTTTTTAGCAATATTTGAGGGGTTTACAAATTTAGATTTAATATCTGGATTGTCAATTGAGTATTTAGTATCAATTTCTTTTAGTACGTTCCCAATTGTTTCCCCTGAGGTTTTTTCTAAACTTTCAACTCTTTCTAACATCACATCTGGACTAGCAAAAGGAGTAACTATAGGCTTCTCTTGAAACTCGCTTTTCTTTAATAAGTTCTTACCTTGTTCAACTAATCTATCAGTTTTAATTAGGTCTTTAACTTGACCTTTAGTAGGTCCTGTAGCAGCCACAGCACGCTTTGCAGCAGCTGTTTCTAAGGCTTCAGGTGCAGAGCCTAAAGCTCCCATAAGCTTGCCAACCACGCCTCCTGTAGCTCCTCCAAAGGCAGCTCCAGTAGCAGTGTCTCGTAATGCAGGTAGAATTTCACCTTTAGTTAAATCGGCTTCTGAACTAGCAAGTCCAGCAGCTCCACCTAATAAAGCTCCAGCTTTAATTGCACTCATTTCTGGCAATAAAGCCGAACTAGCTAATCCACCTACAACATTTCCTGCCATATAGGATTTAGGGTTGGCTTCTTCAGCTTGTTTAAATTCGCCTTTAGAAGCATCTCTATATTTACGATAAAGTTCTAAAAGTTGCTCAGGATCAGTTAGATTGCCTCCAACAGCAGCTTGAGCAGCTCCAGAGATTTGGGGAGCAAAACCTAAAGTAGCACCTTGAGCAGCACCTCTAGCTAGTGATTCAAGTTCAGATGGTAATTCTTTAGTCATCTTAGAAGCTAAATAAGCATCAGGATTGAATTCACTATTTGCTTGTTTAGAAGCTAAGTATTTATCAGGATCAAAGGCCATGATTACATCCCATGCATCTTAAGAATTTGTTGTGCTCTTAGATCATCTTTATTAGACTTAGCCCATTCAACAGCTTGTTGATCTTCACTAGTTAATTTAGGAGCTTCTGCTTGTTTCTTAGGAGCAACATACTGACCTTTAAATCCCGGTTGTTTTTCCATTTCTTTAATAGTATCTGGATCTAAACCAGTTTGAGTAGCTAAAGAATTATAAAAATCATCAGGAGATTTTTGTTTTAGTTTGTTATGAGTTCCATAAGCTTTTTTAAATTGGGCTTGAATAATCTGTTGTTGAGCAACTTCTTTTTCTCGTTTAGTAGTATCTTCAAACATTTTAATAAAAGCTTGTTGACCTTGTCCTTGAGGAGATCCAGTAACCCATTCAGCAATGGATGTAGCACTTCCTCTAGCAGTATGAGGAACCAACTCATTAATTTGATTTACAGCTGTTTGACTACCATTTGTTAACATAGCAGCTACAGATGTCGCTAATTCTCGAGTTTGAATCTTAGGAATATTGCCATCAGGAAACTGTTGCAATAGAGCTTCAATACGTCCAGCAGCATTAACTTTTCCTTGATTTTTGCCCATTTCACCAGATCTAAATTTATTAGGATCTAAATCTTCACCCATTTTACTAGCGAGCTTAGTGATCTCTTGATCTCTTTGAGTTCCTAATTTTTCTTGTTTTTGTAAAGATGCCGCATCTGTTTGAATGCGTCTATTTGCCATAGTTTCAATACCTGGCATAATTTTTTCTAGATTACTCATAGAAATATTATCTGGAATAGGTATATTAAGTTTAGCATTTTGAGCTGCAGCTTGAGCTAGTTGTCTACCAATTTTAGAGATATCACTAGTTGGATCTTCTTTAGCCAATTCATTTTTAAGTTGTTCTTGAATAGATCTAGTTTTAATTTTTTCTTGTATTAACTTTTGTTTATTCTGAACATCTTCAACTGGTTGTTGGGCTTGTTTCATTTGTTGTTGATAAAATTCTTCATCAGCTCCTCTATTTTGAGCAAGAGGGGTAAATGCTCCACCAAGAATTTGTCCTGATCTAACAATATTAGCAGACATTTGTCTTCTGTCTCTTTCCTCTTGGGCATCTGATAATTCTTTATCTGATCCACCTAGAAGAGCAGAAAGAGCTTCAGCAACACTAGGCTTCTTTTCTTTCTTTTGATCTTTTATAATATCTATTGCTTGTGGAAGAGTAGTAGCAGACTTAACTGGAGTTTTTCCAGTTGCTTTATCTTTTATGTCTTTTAATCTAGCTAGTTCTGAAGATGTAGAAGATTCCTCCGATACTGGAGCTTCTTCGGATTTAAACTGAGGAAGTTGAACAGTTTGATCATCTAAACCAGCTTGTTGTTTTTGCTGCTCTTGTGCTATTAAATCGTATATACTAGCTCGGTTTTTTTGCTGACCTTGTTTTATTAAATCTTCTAATTTAGTTTGATCTTCATCATTTAAATAAGGCATTATTTCTTTCCACCCATACCACCCATACTACCAATACCACTACTAGCACTCTTACCAATATCTGAGGCTACTTGTTGAGTTTGGGCAGCTTGTTGTTGATAAACCTTTGACATATCCTGCATTGCGCCAGCTTGAACTTGAGCAAGTTTAAGTTTATTTTCATAATCTTTTTGTGCTAAAGATACATTATATTGTTGTTCTTGATTAGATTGTCCTACATTAGCATTACTAATCGCTTGTTTATTAGCAAGATTTTGAGATTGCGCTTGATTTTTGGCTTGTATATTAGCAGTATGAACTTGCTGAGCATTCATTGAATTATATTTATTTATCACATCCTGAGCTTGAGATTTTTGAGCTTCTTGTGAAAATTCTTGAGATCCAATTTGTCCGCCAAGTTGTCCAGATTGCATAATAGCTTGTAATGCTCGTTGAGAAGCTTGTGCTCCAATATCTAGTCCTTGTTGAGATGCTCTATTGGCAGCTCCTTGAGAAGAAATTAATCTTGCAGCAGTTTCTTCACCAGCTCCACCAATACCTCTTTGTTGCATTCCTTGCAATATACTTTGTTGTCTCGCATTTTCTTCTTGCGCAACTTGATTTCTAATTTTTGATAGAGCAGCTTCATCTTCAGGTCTAAGTCCAGAAACACTTAGTTGTTGAAGTGATTGTAATGCTCCCATTTGAGCTTGTTTAAGTCTAGGATCAACTTGTATATCCTTCATTAAAGAAGGAGCAGCTTCAATAGCTTGTTGCATTTCAGGAGCTACTTCACCAGCTGAAATATATTTTTCAAGCTGAATCTTCATTGCTTCAGCATCAGGAGTATTAATATTTTGAAGTTTTAAAAGTGCATCTTTTTGTAAATCAAGAGCCGACTTTTTATCACCAGCAGAAGCTGCTGCACCAGCAGCACCAGCTGTTATAGCTACACCAACTGCGATTAATGCGATTATTGGCATATTATAAAGTCCTCGAAAAAGATGAAAGGTTATCTGAAACTCTTGTTAATCCCATATGTACATATTTATTTTTTAATTTTTCTTCTAAAGCATAACCAAAGATATTTTTGTAACCTTTTGATCTAGAGTAAGAAAAAATGTGATCCCAAAGTAAAGATAAAATAGATTCTAAATTTATAGATTTAAACTTTGGATTTTTAATACAAAGCTCTAAAAAACAAATTTGCTTACTTTGAGTAAACAAAACACTTTGCGAAATTACTGGCTGATTATCAACTTCTAATATGAATGTGCCATCTTCACAAAACATGCCTTCTAGAGGTTTAGGTTGATTATAACCTTCATACCAAGAGCATAAAGTTTCAAAATCGCTGTGTTGATAAGATCTAATATTGTAATTCATATTATACTACTTTATACGTTCTGTTACCACCATGTCTTCCAATTTCACCTTGAACAATTTCCAATGCTCTTAACATGTCATCTCTTCTTTCTGTATAATATCGTCGAAACTCTGGTTTAACGCTTTGAGCAAATTGATCAAATGTATTTGCCATATTTTGAAATTGTCCAACAGCTTCCATAGGATTTTTGGATATTTCGCCGGGACTATTTATCATATCATTTGCATCCTTTACGATATATCCTGGTACATCTAGTTTCATCACGGAGTTTAATCCTTTTCTTGGGTCTTTTAATAAAGATGCGGCTTGTTTAACATATGAATTTCCTTGCGTCAAATCCTGAAATATCGTATTTAAATTTGATTTATTTTGTTGTTGTAATCCTTGTAAAGCTTCTTTATTAACACCATAAGAATCTTCTTTAGCAAACGCTCCTGCTGCCGTATTACCGGCAAATGACTCTAGTACTTTACCCCCTTCACCAGTAATTTTTCCACCAGCTAATTTACTTAAAGCTTGAATTTGAACTTGTTGTTTAGGAGTTAAAACATTTTGAGCAGTTGCTGTAGTTGTTCCTTGTTTAAAAATTGTTGCCAATTGATCAGGATTAAGAAAAGTCAAATCTGAAACTCCTAAGCCCAATCTATGTAAATCAGATAGTGAAATTTCACCACGTAAAGCTCTTTGTATAGCTTGTTGAGTAGTTGTGGATCTTTGTTCATCAGCCTGTTTAGCAGCAGTACTAGCTTCTGTTCCAAATACATTTATAGTTTTTAGTAAGGCGGCTAGAGTATCGCTACTAGTTTTTTCTGCTTCAGTTGTATAACCTTCTGCTGCCGTTTTGGCGGAATCAACACCTGCTTTAATATTGGTAGAAAGACCAGCAGATAATGGATTAACTTCTTGAAGTTTTTGTAATTGTTCTGGATCACCTTGAAGTAATAATTGATCAAGAGATTGTTGTCCATGACCATAAGTTGGAGTATGATAAAGCTTATTAAGTAAAGCAAATCTACCGTGTTCAGTACCAGCTAAATTCGCAGTTCCTTGAAATTGTTGGGCTTGTTCTAATAGTTGTTGTCCACCTGACAATCCTGTAGGACCTCTATATGCAGCATTTGCCATTTTTTGAAAAGCAGATAAATTATCTTGACTTTCTACAAATTGAGAAGGATCAGCTAAAGCTTGATTTACAACATTTGCATCATATGTTGTTCTTCCAGCTTCAGATTGGGTATTAAATGCTTGTTGCTGTTTTCCTAATTCTTGACTAATATTTCCAGCTTTTCCTGATAAATTTGAATAAATCTTACCAGCTAATCCTCCACCTTGTTGATTAAATCCTTTATTAGCATCAATATAGGATTGAAGATTAGTAAAACGTCCGCTAGAAGTAGGAGCAGATTTCACTGTAGGAGCAGCAGCAGATGATTCTGGAGCAGGAGCACCACCTAATTGAATAGGTTTAGGAGCGCTCGCATCTGCAGGAGCATTAGGATCATTAGGAGCATTAGGATCATTAGGATCTTTTATTGGCTTTAAATTTTGAACTACAGCCATGTCATAGCCTCTATACTTACTTGTTAAATTTTAAGTGTATAATATTGCGCGTAATTGATAAATATTATTTACTTCTAACCCTGTGATTTTACTAATAGTTATTTGTCCACTGCTATCTCTAAAAGTTATAAAAGGTGTAGAAGTGGGTGAATTGTCTACATTTGTTTGATTTGTTGCATAAATTACTTGCATACCAACACAAGTAGATTTTAAACCAGAAGTTAATACCAAAGAACTTTTAGGAATACCGTTTGAATCTACAGTGACAGTAAAGGTTTTTTTTGCTTGGGCTAGGTTATCATCAATAGATAGGTTCTTATCTAAAATATTTAATATCTCATCTGCAAAAATATTAATAGAAGATGCGATCTTACCTACTAAAGCCCGTTCAGCTTCAGGAAAATCTTCAACAATAATACGTTTAAAACTTTGAGGCTTTGACATCCTATCTCCATCCACGTTGTGAAACTGGATTAAAGGAAATAGAAATACCATATAAAGAAAATATTTCTCTTGCATAGGAATGTTGAAATCTACATCTTAAATAGCGCAGTCTTTGTTTTTCTCTTGGAATATAAGTTCTAAAAGGAACTCCACTTCCATTACCACCAAATATACCTTGTCCAAATATTGTATTACCAAATGTACCAGGACCATTTCCATTAATATCTATAGATTCAAAATCAGCACTTAAATCAGAACTATAAGAAACAGTTGCCTGAGTAAAGCTACTATCTTCAAATATAAAAGTTCCTTCACTTGCTTGTTTAGTAATAGAAACATCCGTTAAAAATTGTGGAACAAATTCTAATTCTGTATTAATATGATTATATACTATAACGGGACCGACGATTAAAGGATATTCAAAATTAGTTGTAATTTTCGATGTTGAGGTATTTACAGATAAAACAGGCAACTCATAAAAAGTTGTTCCTGATGAAGACATATAGTTACTATAGGAAACACCAACGTCACTATTTAATAGAGTTATTAAACTATTAAAATTAGTTTGTAATGCAGAAAATGATGCAGATCCTAATCCAATTAATGCAGTATAAGAAGCATTGGCTGTAAATCCAACAACCGACTGTCTTCCAGAATCATCTCTAATTTTTGTAATTAATATATCTAATTGACTACTTAAATTTATACTTGCAGAAGCTGCCAATAAAGAAGAATAATTTGAGTCACTTAATAGACTATCATTATCTAATTTAGTTAATAACCTATTAAATTGATTGATTGTTAAATATTGAGTTTGAATTAATACATCACTTATAGATATATTTGAAACAGAAGAAAGAGATATAGATGTTCCTACTACTCCTCCTGACAAGATAGTTAGATCAAATTCTCTATCTGCAAAATCAGTTCTATCAAAAGTTTTTCTTTCTTCTTCAATATAATTAGTATTAATTGGTCCAAAATATAATTTATCATTACTAGGATTAACAAGTCCACATCTTTTTGATAAGTCTAAAATAGTCCAAGTATTTGTAAAGGTATTAAATCTCAAACATTGAGTAGCATAAGTATCAGAAGTATTTTTTACCGTTGAAATATAGTAAGCTCTATCACTTTCGTAAGAAATTCCAAAAGTTGCAGTAGTAAAGTTTGTATATTGAGTAGTCAATAAAGGAATTAATTTATCTTCAATTGGACGACTAATAATAGAAACGCCACTATCTGAAACAGTATTTATACCTTGGTTACTAAACATGTAGATTAAATTATTAAGAACAACAGCACTATCAGGAGCTTTTATAATAGTACTAAAATCAAAAGGATAAACTTGAAAAGGAGCACTAAGTCCAGAAAGACGATATATCCCTTCTTCTTTTAGAATAAATAAACTATCCCTTAGTCCTAACACTCTTATAATTGCTTTATCTTTAGGTCCAACATCAATAAAATTTAAAATTGGCACAGCTTCTGGTTGTTGGAATTTACTATAATACATCCTATTTGGAGAAACTTCATTATCAGAAGATACGGTACTACCGGAAACTGGTAAATTTGGTGTAAATTCTATACCAGTACTTGATGCGCTATTAACATTTAAATAAAAAGCTATTTGATCTAATTTTCTAGCTTCAAGATTCATTGCTCCAGGAATTTCATCAACTCCAGAGAGATAAAATGCATTAGTAATTTCTGTTGATTGACTATTAATAATTCTAACCAAAGATCTTGCTGTTTCATCTACTTGTTGACTAGGCGTAGCAAATTGAGAAAGAGCTACTTGTTTGGCCGAAATACTTTCAGTTGCAAAAACTATGGTTGTTCCTACATTAGAAGCAGTAGCTAATTGCGATATTTCTATTGAAGTTCCACTTATAATTCTAACTATATAAGTTCCATCTTGAAAATCTGCACCAGAAAGAGAAAGACCTGCTGTTAAACCGGCAGTGGTAGAAATATTATCGACTGTTGTATTAGTATGAGTATCTCCAGTTAAAGAGGTCGTTTTAAAAGTGTATGTATTGGTTGTAGTTCCATCAGTAATAGTAAATGTAGAAGTTCCAGAAACAAGTTGTGATGTAGATAATAAAGAAAGATTTAATTTTTGTTTAGTCTGAGTATTTGCAAAAAATGTATAATTTTTAAAAGAGGTGATATCTTTGGCTAAAGGAGGAATGTCGTTAGCTTGAGCAATACCTTCTCCACTATTTGCATTAGTATATAAATTAGCTCCTCTGAAAGAGCTAGGAGTAATATCTGTGACTGTTAAAAATCCTGCAGTTAAATCTGAAATGGAAGGATTACTCTCATATACTAAAGCTTGCTCATCACCTGGATCAATATCTAATGATTGAACGACAGTTAGAGTTACTCCAGTATTTGTTGCGGTCGCTGCATTAGATATAACAATAGAAGTTCCACTTGAAATAGAAGTAATTGTTGTTGATGCTGGTATTCCTGTTCCAGTAATCACCATTCCCGAAACTAAAGAAGAAGTATCTGCTATATTAGATATAGTCGTATTAAGATTAGTAGTGTTTCCAGTAAAAGCAAATGTACTAACTGTAGAAAAAGTGTCAGTTCTATAAACTTGATAAAAATGTGAAGTAGTTACGACTTTAGGAATCGTTATTCTTAAATTAACTGTTTTAGAAAGTGTTGCATTTAGATTTTCTATAATGACACGTTCACTAGGTGTCCCAAGAATAAGATTTTGATTGGCGTCCTTTATTCCCCAAACTATCCTATAGGCAATAATACTACTAGGACTTAAAAATCCAACATTATTATTAATATCAGCTTTTAAATCTAAAGCTTTTATACCACCAGAATTAGTAATTACAGCAGAAGATAATCCTGAAGCAGATAGAACAGATATTTTTTTAGTGCCTTCTGAAGACGTAAAATAAAAATTACCATTTTGTTCAATACCTTTAAGACGTAATCCTGTTGATACTTCTTGAATTTTAAAAGTAAATGTTATAGTTATTCCAGTAAGTGAAGAAGCTGTAGCACTAGAGATTACAATTGCTGTATTGCTAGTGATTGAAGAAATAGTTGCAGTAGAGGGAATACCTGTACCCGATACAAACATTCCTACAAATAGTTGTGCGGTGCTAGAAAGATTGTCAATTGTTGTGTTAGTATGAGTATTTCCAGTTAATTGGAGACTAAAAGGTGTAAATGTGCCGGTACCATTACTATCATACTCTAATTTTTCACCCGCAGATGCTCCATAATGTCTAAGAAGTCTACCTTTATAATTTAATAATTGATGAGCAGTATTAGATACACTACTACCCATAGCGCTACCATAGATTTTAAATCCGCGTCTTGATTCAGCAATATTATCTCTATTGATAACAATGTTACTTGCAGTTAAAAGTGCGCCTTGGGGAATACTGGACAAGAGATTTGGAAAAGAGTATAATCCCGCAGATTTTAAAAGTACGTTCTGAGCCATTTAATATCCTGATCGATATCTTTGTATTTTTGCATTTCTAAGTAGGCCGCGCATATTGACAACTTTTTGTGGATTACCTTCAGATCTATTATCTATTAAAGTCCCAATATTTTTTTCCATTTCAGAAAGTTTAGCCGTTGCTAATTGAGCGCCTTGAAGATCGCCTAATGCTTGCATAACTCTTTGTATCACCCGTTGAACAAGTACTTCATGTAAATCAGAAGGAATTTGAGGGATAATACACTCACCAGCAAAACTAAGATAATCACCTAGAATAACTGTTGAATCAACATCAGTGCTAGTAACAGTAATAGTTTTAGTAGCAGTATTAATTGCAGTAGGGACAATATCAAAACTTATTGTTTTGTGGCCAGGCCTTCTTTGTAAAAGATCTAACTTAGAAGTTAAAGAAAATCCAGAAATTGTAACTCCATCTTGAACAAAAGGAGTAAGATTTTGGGGAATTTGATCTACTGTATAAGTTGTAGTAGTTGCACCAACAGAAATTCCTGTAATTGTAGCAGCTCTTGATTCCTCTACTAAATCATTAGGGCGTATATAATAAGTAAATACTAAAGAGCCCGTAGGAGTTGCACCAACATCAGGTACCAAAACTACTTCATTTCCTTGGAGATAGAAATAAATAAATCTGTTTTGGAAACTAGATTGCTGATAAAGAGGCCTATGATCAGGACTAATACGGGACATTGATCTCAATTGGCCTTGAGTATCTTTATAAAATACTTCTCGAAATTTTCCGCCAGTTGCTCTATAAGGTATAGCATAACTACTCTGATTTGCAACTATAGTAATAGCGGCACTATCTCTAGTAAAATATTCCTCATGATAAATTAATATAGCAGGAAGCATACTAATCTTTAATTCTTGATTAGCCATAGCTAAAAAATCTGCATCAGTGAAGGTATTTTGGCTAGTAGGAACCATGCCTTCACGTTTAACAGTTTCTATTAGAGAACTTGAGGTGAGATAGCCAACCGGCATGATCTACTCCTTAACATTACAATTCATATGATTTTGAAGCAACTAACTTAAGCTTGAGATTTTTTAAGTTTAGTAAGAAGCATTTGAAGTTGGTCAATTTCTTCAGAAGAAAGTTCACCTTCTGCTTTTTCTTCTTCAGGACTTTCAGCAGATTCTTCCATATCAGATTCACCTTCTTCAGATGCATCTTCTTCAGATTCGCCTTCAGGACCAGAAGGATCACCAATAAGTTCTTTTGCCTTATCAAGACCTTTAGCAAGACCTTCTGTAGAATTAGAGGCTACTTTAACTTCCTTCATTTTTTCAGGAGAAAGATCACTCTTCATCATTCCAGTCATCTCATCTTTAAGAGCTTTGAGCATACTCATTTTACTCTCTTTATACATAGGGTCCATTTGTTTGCCCTCTTGCTTTTTCTTTTCCATCAATTTCATCAATTTTTCCATTTTTCTATCTCCTGTTTATTTAATTAGTAATCCTATTAAGATTACGGTTTCTACTATCATTATTCCCCATACCAATAGAGGAACAACTTTAATCTCTTTTTCAATTTCTTTAATAACTTCTACTTCTTTTTCAATAATTCTATCTTTTAAAACTTCTATATATTTAGGAATTTCTATAAATTCTTTTTTTATAACTTCTTTAATAATCTCAATAGGAATTTCTATAATTTTCTCTTCAATTACTTTTATTTCTTTAATAACTTCTACTTCTTTAATTCTCTCAACGAATTGAATCTGTGTTCTTTGAAGTTGATATTCTAATTCAGAAATTCTATTTTGTAAAAGAATAGCAGAATTATCATAAACGAAAAGAGGAGAAGAAATTTCTTCTACAGGAGTATTTGCTATTTCGGTATTTTCTTTGGGTCCTAAATAAATTTTACCCATTATACGCCCTGTTTGACTAAGTAAATATTAAAAGTTCCAGAAGTGATAGCAGCAGCAATAGAAACTCTTGCACGTCTTGCAACAATAGAACTAGAAGCAGTACCAGCAACAACAGTTCCATTAACTAAACTAGGAGTGATAGTTAAAGTGGTAGCGATCCAAACATTGTCTGTATCAGAAGGAGACACTTCTAGAGTACAAATTTGAGCTCCAATAATAGTTGATGTGGTAGCTGTATAAAGATTAAAAGATTTGTATCCAGCGCAATCTGCAGCATCAACAATTACACCAGTATTAGCATTCGTAATACTAGCTTTAGTTGAAATACTTAATCCTTTTTCAGCAATATTATCACCATCAGCAGCATCTAATGCAACAGCAAAAGTAGTTCCAGAAGCCAATTCAATTCTAATTGAATCTGTACTTTCATTGTATATCTTTTTTACTATTTGACCACTATCTAATAAACTTGGACTTGGATTTGCCATAAAAAACTCCTATTAAACCGAGGTAACGATTGATCTAAATTTTACTGTACCAGATACAAAACCAGAATAATTGGCATCAGTATATTGAACTTGACCTGCCGTTGTTATACTAAAAACTACTAAAGAAGCATCACCATTACTAGTTTGTGACATATCCCAAGAAGCTCCTTTTTGTATGCCTCTTAATGTAAATACTTCAAATAAATCAGTTGTTGCATCTATGGCAACAGAAACTAGAGCATCAAAAGATCTAACAGTGCTATTGGAAAAAGAAAGACCTGTCACATTTGCTGCAGCAGCTTGATTATTAGCTAAAGAAAAGCTTGTCTCTAGAATGTCACCAGATGAAGAACTAGCGAGGATGAGCCAACTAGTCGTAGAACCAGCATCTAACTTCCTATAAGTCAATCCTGTGCTTGTATTGAGATATATAGAACCCTTTGGTGCAGAAGTAGCAACAGATGTTGGATCTACAGCACCACTTAATATTTTTGCATTGCCAAATAAATCAATATTGGATTTAAGAGTTTTTGCATCATTTCCACTAAATATAATTGGCGCGCCCACTTAAAGTACCCTTCGGTAGTGTATAGTATTAACCATACAAGTTTAATGAAATTTCTCCGACACTTGCTGTAGCAGAAACAGCGCGTATACTAATTCTTGTCCCAATTGGCACGTTTCGTTTAATACGGCCATTCCCACCAGGGAAAACTAAAAATTTATCAACTTCTGAAGCAGCTGCTCCAAAAGCAATTTTTAGCGTCTGACCACTAGAGTCAAAAATTTCAATTTCTTGATATGCGGCAGCTGTAGAAGCTATGAGTTGAACATAAGCAGCTGTTGTTACATTTACAGTATAGTCATTTCTTACAAATTCTGAAGAGGTAAATCCAAGATCAGAAACAGACCAACTACCAGATTGAGTTGCTGATACAGTTCCAGATACTGGTTGGGTTACTCCAGAACCGTCTACTAATAAACGAGTTGCAGTCACTGTTAAATTAGAAGGAACCTTGGTATCAATAGAGCTGAGAGAAGAAATTTCGGTTGCTTGATTAGCTGAAGTAGCAGCTCCTGTAGGTAAGGGAAGAGATGCTGCAGATACTGGTTGTGTGACAGCCGATCCATCAACTTTTAGTGCATTTGCAGCAGTTACATCAGCATCATCTGTGCCATCAGTAATTCTTGTATATTGAGCTTTATTAGTTTGATTGGCAGAGGTAGATGCACCAGTTGGAAGAGAGATAGTTCCTGTAATATTTCCTAGTGTAGTGACAGCAGCTAAAGTAGAGGCTGGTTTTAAAAGAGTATTAACTGAAGTATCAAGAGTTGTAAGAGAGGCATCTTTTGCTACTGTAGAATCAAGAGCTAAAGCAGAAGTATTTAAGTTAGTACCTGCATTTGCTATAACTGAAGTTAGTGGTGTTAATGTTGTTATTTGTGCAGCAGTTAATACTACAGGAGTTGAAGCTGCTGCTAATGCTTGTCCTAAAGCTGGAGTTTTAGTGTCAATAGAGCTAAGAGAAGAAATTTCAGTTGCTTGATTAGCTGATGTTGCTGCACCTGTAGGAAGTGGAAGAGATGCTGCAGATACTGGTTGTGTGACAGCACTACCATCCACTTTTAAAGCTTTAGCTGCAGTTACAGTAGCTTTATCAAAAGACCCATCACCAGAAATAATATCAACTGTATTAGCAGCAACAGATGCAACTACATTAACGCGAATTGCGCTGTTTACTTCATCTCCTGCTAATTTTATTAACTGACCAGGATCTAATTGACTACTCATTGTTATTTACCTTTTTCTAGTTTACTTTTTAATTTAGCAAATGTAGGTAGTTTTTTTCCTTTAGATGCGTCATCGAATTCTTTAACTACGGATGGAGAAATACCCTTCTGTTTGGCAGTTAAAGTATGAAAAAATTTACGTTGGGCGTCCGATTTGTACATTTTTATATTCCGTATGATTTTTTAGGTTTAACATGAGCTAAGGATTTACCCGAATGAGCTGCCTTCATCATTTTTTCTTTACCATACTTTTTCATGCCAATTTTGGCAGCAACTGCAGCAGGATTTTTAGCTCCAGATTTCTCTACTTTTTCTTTTAGTTTTTTAAATCCCATGTACATATTAATTTCCAACTCTATGAAGACTAAGTGTATTTTTTGTTGTTCCACCACTAACTGCTGGAGAACTTTTATCTGTATTCCATCTAAATCCAACAGTATCTCCAGCGTTAAGTTTAATATCAAGATTAAGAGGAATAAATTGTTCTCCAGTAGCTAGGGTTGCTGGAATAAAATTATAAGCCGATGATCCATTAACATATACAACTATCTCTAAATAACCACCAACAGATCCACCCGACATACCAAATTGACCCCCAAAATTATAAATACCTGATATTGGAGTTGTATATAAGCCAGTACTAGTTGAGTATTCAGCATGAGTATCATAACTTACAGCGCTAAAAATAAGATATGCAGTATTATTAAATGCACTTGAAGTGGGGGTTGCATTAGATCTAGCAGCTACTGTTTCTACTGAGCTAATATTAGATGGACCTTGAACTTGTTCAACAGCAAATACATTAGTTCCAGTACCTGTCAATAATGTTCTTGATCCTCCAGAACCTTGCGCAACATAAACCCCTGCATATTCACCTGCATTCAGTTTAATCGTTTGTGATAAAGTCTGTGACCACGATAATCCAGTAGAAGTCTGCGGATATAGCAATGTTCGAGCAACAACGGTAGAACCATTCTTTTTGAACATTAAGTCTAACACAACATTCAGAAAATTGGCACTATCCCAAGTTTGGGTCGTTGTTAGTCTGTAATAACCACTGACTGGAGCTGTAAAGCTACTTCCAGAAAAAGCCGAGTGAGTATCGTAAGTAGTAGTTGCATAAGGAACCGCTGTATCTGTATTAGTAGGAATAGAAGTTCCTGCTGTATTAGCTACGCTAGCTGCAACAACCCTACCGTCGCCTTCAGAAGCAGCACTAACTGGTGCGTAGAATTCCGTGACTTCGATGTAGCCTGAGCCGGACGCAGCGCCTGTAGTTTGGGACCCCGCACCACCGTCAGAGGATGCGCCGACAGTGTATGAGTATGTTGCCGCCGGTGCTGCGGAGGTCAACGCTTGCACGCCACCACCACCACCACCGCCACCACCACCGACATTATTACCACTCGTGGTGCCTGCACCACCGCCACCGCCACCAGAATTAGTAACGCCCGCACCACCCGCTGAGGTTGATGCACCAAGGCCGCCACCACCGAAAATGGCCGAACCACCGCCTACGCCGCCGAGGGTATAGGTGAGTAGAATGACGTTATTACCGCCACTACCTCCGTTGCCGGGATGTATGCTACCGATCCACCCAGACCCAATCGTCCCTGATCCGCCAGCGCCACCACTGGAACTCCCCGCAAGCCCACCATTTGCTGTGAGCGCCCCGAAGGTGGAACTGTTTCCCGCCGTCCCTGTCACCGCCGAGGTCCCTCCTCCGGCTCCGCCACCGCCGCCACCAACCATTCTCACTCTAATATACTGTGGAGCAGGACTAGAGGGGGTAGTGTACGTACCGCTACCAGATAGGAACTTTTGAAGCGTAGGAGCTTTTACATTTCCTGCACCAGAAGATTGAGGAGAAACTGTAATGTCATCAAATAGTAGCGAAACTGCACCAGCTGTAGCATTAATACAAAGAACCGCTAACCGCAAACTAGTGCACGTACTAGGAGGTTGGAAATTACTAGAGATAACACCAGAACCATCCATCGAATAAACACCAGCAGGTTGAATCCACGCTGAGTTTGTTACGTCATATGCGTAAACCGCAAAAGTATTACCAGAATTAGCAGACTGTACTACAGTTCCGCTTTCAACTGAGTAATTTGCTCTGATAGTAAGAACCTTAGAACGGTCTTCACGGTCTAAAGTAAAAGCAGTAGAGATAAATCCTTGACCAGCCGCTAACACACCACTTGATGCAACGTTTAGTGAGAAATTACCAGCAAGCTTGTTAACGCTCGTTGTAGCAAAGGTTGTAATGCTGGCTGCAGTAGCAACAATAGCACCAGTAGGAATTAAGCTAGTGAGTGTAGTGTTGAATAAGCCAAACCCAGTGGTAGCTCCTAATTCAAAATTACCATTACCATTTACGTTATTAACCGTACCTAGGTAATTCTTAACTCCGCCACCGCCGCTACCGATTTGAGTTTCAATGCCAGAGGAGTTTAGGTTATATAGGCTTCCATCTGCTTTGGTGTAAATCTTATTTAAACCAGCAGAAGGATTGGAAGGAGTTGCAATTTGAGTAACAGTGAGAGCATTACCAATAGTTTTATTAGTTAAAATATCTGTAGTATCTTTACCAACTAATGTATCAGTAGCATTTGGAACAGTTGCAGTACCTGAAGTATTTAATGTAAGAGTACCTGCTCCACTAACCAAAGTAGCAGCTGTTGCACCACTAAGAGTATTGTTAGAGTTTCCTAAATTTTTATTAGTAAGAGTAGAAGTTTTAGCTTCTTGAACAATAGGATCAGCAGAAGAAGTGTATCCTTCATATTTATCAGTTGCGACATTATAAGCGAGCTCTCCTTTTTCAGAAACAACTGAACCTGCTTGTGGATCAACCACTAATGATTTTTTAATTTTAAAACTATTTGTACTCATATGCTATATTCTTTCTATATTCCAGAATTAGGTTTGAAGAAACGATTTTGCTGTAAATTTAAGTTTTCCAACATAACTTGCGCCGCTAAGGTTAGAAGAGGTATATTGAACTTGCCCAGCATTTGTAATGCTAAATACAACTCCTGATAATCCAGTAAAATTTTGGGCAATAGTCCAAGTTGCAGCTGTGCTCAAATAAGTCACATAGATTTGACCGCATTCAGATAATTCTGATGATGCTGTTGATCGATATAAACTATAGGAAATTATTGCAGATCTTACTACTGTAGAATCAAAAGATAAACCAGTAATGTCAGCAACTGAAGCTTGATTATTAGCTACTGTAAAATTTGTAAGTAATATGTCCGAAAGTCCAACAGTAAAATTTAAAACATTAGTAATTGCTACTAATAAGTCAGAAAGGTCAGATCCCCAAGCTGGATTTTGACCCTGAACAGGTATAGAATAAGTAGAACCATCTATTATTACGGATATAGCCATGAAACTCCTAGGATCTCTATATATACTTGTTAATTTATTGGGGAATTTTTTAAAATAATCAGAATAAATCTAAGTTATTAGAACTTAAGGTATAAAGATTCTTTTTTTAGATTTAGGAGGATTTCCTTGTAAATGGCACCAACCTTCAGTATGATCTGGAGATTCTAGCCACAATCCTATTTTTTCTAATATATTTAAGTTATTAAGACACCACTCATCTAGTTTGCCGTCTGTATCTTCTAAATCAACAGCAAACGCATTAAGATGCTGAGAACCCATAGGCACCTTAGAAATAGCATAATTCGAACCTAATTTTTCTTTATAGATTCGAATATGATCTTCCATTTTTCTAAATCCACTAGTTATAGATCTATATGATCCAAATTTTTCCAATAAGTCATTAACTTTAGGAATAAGGGTGTTCATATTTTGAATTTGTTTATCATTCAATTCATCATACTTAGTTTGACCTAAGTACTCTAATACACTAATATATTTCATCATTTTCTATATGCTTTTTTTAATTCAGGACAATGAAAGGACCAATCCTTGATATTCCAACTATTTGACTCTTTTCGATAAGCTTTACCATTTTGTGGAGCTTCATCTTCGGGTTTGTTTCTGACAGCTCGATTTGCTTTTCTTTTAGGAAATTTCGTACTTCCATTTTGTTGATCAGTAAAATAGGGTTTTTTTCTACTTCTACTCATCTTCTGATCTAAAAATATTAGTAACTACTTCAAAATGTCTATAATCTTCCCAAATCATAGAAACAAAGACCTGTATACAAATAGAATTTTCGAATACATCTAATACAAAATAATAATTAGAATCTAGATCTTTATATCTTGCTTGAACAATATCACCACGTTTAATGTACATGTTTATTAAGTGGTTCAATTTTATCTAAATTAATTAGATCTATATCCCATCTATCATAGGCTTCTTCATTAAAATAGGTTCTACCATCTGAGGAAATATAAAAAACATCGCTTAATAAAACTTTATACATATTAGAAATATTAATTATGCATTGAGCTACATTTATACTATTTGAGTAATTAATAGACAAACTTAATAAAACTTCATCTGGATAATGCTCATCTATTATTAAGTAAGCAAAAGGAAGAACAGTTTTATCTTCTGCTACTACTAAGATATTATCATGCTTAAAATAAGTAAAATATTCAGCAGATAATATTTTTTGGATATCTAAAAGAATGGGTTGTTCCATAATCACACTTGTTAATTATAGCACAACTAGATATCAAATTTCCACACATATCCTTTATAAGATCTCTTATATTTAATAGCTTGTCCAATATTACTATTTTGAAATCCGGCCTCTTTAGCTTTAATAGCTGAGTTAAATTTAATAACTTCATTAGTTTCATTATGGGTGCCAATTACGGCTTTAGAATTCATTTTGGAAGTCTGTAGGCGTCTTTCAGGACGTTTAGAAGCTTCACCACCAGCTATTGCACCAGGAAGTCTAGAAGCGTTATATTCCGCTTCTGGAAGAAGAGGAGAGGGATTTTCTTGTTTCCATATAGTAGATATGACATATCGACATTTTTTGCAATAGCAATCAAAAACATTTCTATCCTCTAAAAAAGTATAATTTTGTAGTTCTTTATATTTGAAACACTTAGAACACTCTCTATTTTCTATATTATCAATAAGTTTATTAATTTTTGGTATTTTCATTCCAATAGGAAGTTTTTGAGGATTTATTTTGTGGTATTGTGCTCTAATTTGCGATAATTTTTCTTTTGTTTCTTCTGAATGGATGTAACCTTGCGTTCCTTCGCCTCCTTCTGTTTCGTTTGTTAGATCATTTCCAAGATCATTATAGTATTTAATCCAAAATGTTTCTTTATCATTTAATAAATCATAATTAAATACGTTCTCTATCACTATAACTTTAGGTTTTAGTTGTTGATTATATAAGGATTTAATCCAATTTTGTTTTCTATTGTGCCCTTCTAAAGAAGAAGGTTTAAAATGTTCATAAGGTCTATTTAAACCTGTTGTAGATTTGCCGACATATCTAATCACAGATGTTAAAGGATCTTGTAATCCGTATATTATATTTAATGAAGTTTCTTTTAAATAAAAGACAAACTTATATTTTTGTAACTCTAGTATTTTAAGGAGGTTTTCTAACTTTGCTTGTTCTATTTCTTTTCTATTATTCTTTTTTGCCCTGTCCCAAACTTGTTTTTTATGTATTCTATTTTTATCTACATCTTCATAATGATAATTTTCTGGAGTTTTTCCCAAATACTTAAAATTACTAGCTTTATAAACTGTTCCGACATGATTTTGAGTAGGATCTGCAAAAGTAACAATTGAATCATAATCTGTATTTATTTTAAGCCATCTTAGACATTTAGAAATAAAATAGGATTCAGAATTTTTTGGTGTGTCATCTATCAATACTAGTCTATTTAATTCAATAGTTTTATATCCTTTAGGAACACGAATATTTTGTCTAGAAGGATTAGAAAAAGTACATACACCAAGTACTTGATTATTTAATTTTAATAAAAAACCATAGCGTATAGACCCAGATTTTTTAGTATAGTGATTCTGTTTAATAAAATCTCTACAAATATTTTTGTTCGTGTCTAATTCAATTATAAAATCTTTTATCTTCATATTATTTATATTAAGCTAAATTTGTTTATTTGTCAAATAGTTTTTTAAAATGGCTTTATTATGTATTATAAGAAATAAAAAAGGGAGCCGATTTCTCAGCTCCCCTCTTAATTTTTATTAGTTATTAACTAACTAATTATGCATTTACGATTGCTGTTATAATGACATTTCTTCCAGGAGCCGCACAGAAGAGGGCCATGTCTGAGAATGCTCGGAGTTCAACCCCTGCGCTATTTTCAAGCTCACGGAAGAAGTTTCCTTCCATTCCAGGTCTCTTGAAAGTAACATCAGTGCTGCCTACTCTTGCAAATTCCTTAAGATCAAGGATATAAGCATAACCTTCTTTGACATAAATAGAAGGTTCGATAGTAACCATACCATTTTGTCCATAGAACTTGATGGATTTTCCACCGTTGTTCATTTCAGAAGGACCGTATGATTGATCATATCGTCTAAGAGCAGCTTGTTCAGAAAGAAGATCTGCCCAAGTTTTCGGGTTAACCATCACAGTTACATCACTGTCCAAGCCCTTTGCTACTGCAGAAGCAATAGCTCTTTCAATTTTAGCAAGAGAAAGAAAAGATGAACCAGCAGAGTAAGTATTTCCAGACCAGAGCGAGAACGCACTAGCAGAAATGTTGAAAAGAGTTCCAGTGTTTGTCAAGATTTTATGAACACCAGCAAACTCATTGCCGTAAGCACCTTTATGCCAAATAACGTCAGTACCGGTAGTTCCAGCAGGAAGCAAATCAACAGTGACAGTTCTAGCAGAAAGATCTACAGAGCTAACATTAGCATTACCACGAGAAGTGGTACCAGCAGAATCACGAATTTCGATTGGCATATTTTCAGCGCCAGCCCAAATTCCAGGAGCGAATTCTGTAGTAGTAATAGTAATAACATTACCAGCTGTAGAAGCTACTGTGCCATAACCCATTTGACCATAAAGAAGCTCAATTTCAAGCTTTTTGGTGATCGAACGAAGCATGTTTGCAACCAAGAACTTGGTAGCATCCATAAATGCTTTAGAGCCGCCTTGAGCAGCACGTGAAGCAGCAGTATATCCAAGAACAGATCTTAGAACTACTGGGTTACCACGAACTTGAGCATCTTTAATCTGTCCAGCTACAGGAGCGTTAAGATTAAAAGCGTCATCATCGCTAGAAGCGAAGGTAACACCATGTTCATGTCCAAGAATAACTGGTTGATGGTAAAGATTACCAGGTTGTTTTTCTTTAGAAATAAACTCGATCATACGATAAAGTTTAAGTCCTTCAGGAATAAGATTTTCCAATTTGTCAGCATACGTCTCTTTGAAAAGACCGTTAAGTGTATCTGAGAAAGTATTTGCACTATTTGCCATATAAAATATCCTCTATTTATTAAATTAGTTTTTAAGCTTTAGAAACGCGATAATCAACAATCAATGTAGCTGTAAGACTAGTTGAAGAAAGATCTCCAGACCAATCAACAGATACTGCAATATTTCCACTAGCGGTAACACCAGTAGTAGAAGCACCTTTTCTGGTAACAGCCGCTGTTCCAGAAGAAAGATTGACCAACTGAACATCAAGCAACTTTTCAACAGTTCCTAGACTAGACATCAACACACCAAAAATACCAGTAGCATCTACAGGAGTAGTAAAAGTAGTGCCGGTATCAATAGCTGTTGCTGCAGCAGTAAGACCTTCTGTAGCAAGAGTCATAGCAGCTGAAAGATCAGAAGCATGAGTTTTGCTAGCAGGGGTAGCGTTAAAGGTGATTGTAAAAGGGACAGCTAGGCGTTTTTCTCGAAGCTTATAATCTTCAACACCTGAATTTTTATCTCTATGAGACATGTTTATTCTCCATTCAAATTAAAGTTAGTTATTAAAATTAAAATACCATTTTTGGTTCTTTAATCTTTAATTCTCATGGCAGGTAGGGTAGACTATCGCTTTTGGTAGATAGCATCCCCTGAAGGGAAATAAAGTAGAGGACCACTTAATACTACTTGTTAATTTTACACTTCCTTGTGTAAATAATTATTGACTTTTATAAGTTATTGATTTTATTGACTATTAAACTTTCAGAAAATCTCTAATAGTCTGTTTTTTAACGGGTTCTTTAGATTCAGCTTTTTTTGATTCTGAAGTTCCAGTAGATTTTACCGAACTAGAAGTTTCTACAGCTTTAGCTTTAGCAACATTCTTCTTTCTTAGTCTTCCTATGATTTCTTTACCAATGAAATCTTCTAATTGATCATCACTTAGAGCATTCATGAGCTCTTTAAATTCAGAAATATTAGTATTTTTGATAATAGGAGCAATTTCTTGAGCAGAAAGTTCAATTCCATGTTCAAGAGCAATCATCATCATTTCAGCCATACCTTTAACCGTACGCGCAGTTTTAGGTAGACCGCTCACATCAAGAGCAGATGAAATTTCACTTTCAAGATTACGTTCATGTTCTGCCTGAAGACGTTCCATCTCTTTAGCATTAAAAGATTTCTTTTCATCTTCTCGTTGTTGTTTTAGATCTTCAAGCTCTTTTACTAGTTTATCATGAGCACGTTGTTCAGGAGATTTTTCCATATCCTGAATAGTTTCGTTCATGATTTCCTCAGCAAATTTCTTAAGATCTACGCCAATATTTGGATCAGAAAGAACTTTTCTAGGATTTTTTTTAAGTTCTTCGATAAATTGAATAGCAGCTTTTCTAACTTCAGCTGCTTCTTGAAACTTGCTATCAGAAGCTTCAGCTTTTTGAAGATAACGAACTACATCCTCATCATTAGAAAGATCTAGTTTAATAGATTTTTCACGTCCATTAACCTTAAGTTTATATTCTTTAAGGACTTTTTCTTCTTTTTTTGTGAGTTTTTCTCCATCTTCTTTCTTAGCTTCTAGAACTTCAGCTTCAGTATCAGGAGGAGTTTCTACTAGATTGTCAGTATGGTTAGTGGAATTAAGAACTTCGGCAGCAGCTGCAGGAGCTGCATTTGACATTGCATCAGACATAATATATCCTTTATAGGGGTAATTTCTCCCATGCTTTATTGCGTAGGGAGGTTTATATCTACACTTGTTAATTTTTTATAAAGTCAAGCAAAATTTATACAAATTATTATAATTTTACTGATACCCTAAAGTTCCAGTAAAATCCGCGTTAGTTAAAATGGCGTTTGTTAGATTAATTCCGGTTAAAATTGCCCCAAACATCCGGCAACCAGTTAGATTTGCTCCCGATAGATTAGCTCCATCTAGCATTGCTCCAGTTAGATCTGCTTCAACTAAGCTAGCTCCAGCTAGATTTGCATTAATGAGGATTTTTCCAGCTAGATCTGCGTACTGTAAAGAAACTGCTTGGGCCACTGCTAGCTCAACTGCCATTTTCATCGAATCTGCTGTGCATTCAAAAATTACTGAGGAAGTCCATCTGTTCTTAATCTGTATTCTCATATAATCTCCTATGCTAGGATAAAGCTGCCGCCAGTTATAGCTATTGCTCCAACTTGAGTCATCAAACTTCCTTCTACTGTACAGCCTGCTCCTACTGATATCGCTCCGGCAGAAGTGAGAGCAAGGCCTCTGTAGATGCTACCTGCTCCAATTGAAAAAGCTCCTGAACAAGCTATAAATACATGTGATGCCAATGCTCCATTGAGCAATACTACAGATGCGACTGCCCCAATAGCAAAAGCGCCAGCAACTTGAAAAACAAAAATAGAATCGGGATTACCCTGAGCATCAAGATAGAGAGTGCCGCCGATTGATGCTGCTCCTGCTATTGAATAAACTCCAGGCAATAGAGTTTCTCCTGTGCCAAAAGCTGGAGCGTGAATTGCGTTCGTTATAGCCATTATCATTACATTGTTAAATAAGACAGGTAGGTATGCAGCAACTGAGGAACTAACAAAATCAGCGTTATGTATGACCACTGTCATAGGAAAACCAGAAACTACTCCCAAATTTGATCCAACTTCTATGGGATCAGTACCCAACGGCGTAAATTTGTTTACACCGGAGGCATCAACAGCACCTGAAGATGAAAAAAGTAAGAATGGCTTTGAAGATCCTCGATTGAAAGGATCTGTAATTATTTCTACCATATAAAGACCTTGGTATACGTTTGTAGACCCTACCTGCTCTATATATGCATTGGATAACTGTCCTTTAATTCTATATGTTTTAGAAATAGAGTTCAGAGTAGTTCCAGAAGAAATAAAGGCAACTCTTCCAGTTCCTTGTTGAATAAAATTAGTACTAAATAGATTAGGTAGGCCTGCAGGTATAGTAATGCTTATGTTCACAGCTAAATTATTAACTAGAATAGTTGAATTGTTGTCTGAAGATAAAAGAGTATAATCGCCCGTTATTATTTTTTGTGCGTGTTTAAGATAATCAAGAATTGTTTGAACATCTGATGCTCCAGATATCGCTCCTTGTATAGAATCATCATATGGAATAGCTGCGGCTACTGGAGTTATGATTACGTGACTCATTATGAACTCTCTGTTATTCTAGCGGTTTTACTGTTGGCAGAAGCCACTAACCAGACTTGAAAGGTGCCATATGGATTTATTGAAAATAAAATCTGTTGATTTTTATAAAGAGGGGTTCCTGTTGAGGTAGTTACAGCATTATCATATCCCCAATATATATTATCTAGGGCAGTTATGGTAAGAAATTTTCTATTGCTAAGTTTAGAAACTCCAACTTTTGCTTCATATGCAATGTTTGCAGTTGTTAAGGCTAGACTTCCATATACACCATTATCCCCTAATCCGATATAGACAGGGAATACAGAATTTGCGACTGCTTCAAGGTACTTTAATGCATCTCCATATATATATTCATTTATTCCATCAGACAATAAAACATTTCCATAATTACAATCTGATACTAATTGCGCATCTCTTGAAATTTGAAAAATCTGGGAAGAAGTAACTGTGTAGTTTGCACTTTGAGCAATTAAAACTGTACTGCTTAAATAACTACGTTGACCACTACTTTTATTATATATTATTAAAATCATTTTAAACCTCCACCCAAATTGCAGTAATCGCTACTAGCCTATTATTAGATGATGGATTTGCTACTATGATAATATTATTATTAGGTTGAACTGCTATAGTAAAATCATCTCCAAATACTGCAGAGTTATTATTTTGCCCATTTTCAAAAGTAGATATTTGATTGCCTAAAACAGATAGTGTAGGCAAAGTAAAAGCTGTTATAGAACCACTAGCAGGGGAATTTCCTATATTTCTTTGTCTAGTTGTTAATGAAGTTCCATTTAGTGTGATAGTAGGGTTAGAATATATCTTACATTCTATAGATACATTAGTTACAGAAGCACCTAATGATATCTTAGAAATATACATGACTCTTCCACTACCAGATGGATTTTTTAATAACAATATAGGATTATCAGTTCCTGATAAAGCTGCATTAATAGAAGCGCTAGCAGAAAAAGTTTGATTATTCGTTAAATAACTAAAACTGGCAGGGGCAACAGTTCCCGTAATTCGTAATGATCCGGCAGTGTCTAAAGACAAAGGATTAGTTTGTGCTGTAGTATAGGTAGGTGCTGCTGTAGTGACTGCTCCTAAAGTAAGAGACCCAGTTTGACCAGAAGTAGTGCTTCCTTGAGCCAAGGTAAGAGTACTTGCAATCGTAGATAAAGAAGTATTTGCTGTTGTTTGATTAGCTGAGGTTGAAGCACCTGAAGGCAATGGTAGTGATACTGCTGATATGGGTTGTGTAACTGCGCTACCATCTACTTTCCATGCTGTAGTGTTAGCTGTATTTCCTGGTTGTACTGTCCAAGTTCCACTTTGTGTAGCAGCGACTGTACCTGAATCGATGACAGTATGTAAATGGGTGCCGGTAGCTTGAGTAACTGTTACTGTTGTTAATGGAGTAAGTGTTGTAAGTTGAGCAGCAGTAAGTACCACAGGGCTTGAAGCGGCGGCTAAGGCTTGTCCTAAAGCTGGGGTCTTTGAATCTATACTTGATAATGAGGAATTACCTGTAGTTTGAAGAGATGAGGTAGAAGCTCCAGTTGGTAGAGAAACTGTACCCGTAATGTTTCCTAATGTAGTGACTGCAGCTAATGTGCTAGCAGGTTTTAAAAGAGTATTTATTGAGGCGTCTTGAGTAGTTTGAAGAGCTGCTGTTGCCGCACCAGTAGGTAATGGCAAAGATGTAGCATCTACAGTTATACTATTACCACCATCCTGAATATTAACAGCCAAAGCTCCAGTTGAATTAGTTACATTAGCTTTAATAGAATCAGATACATTACCAATAGGAGTATTATCTAAAGCTCTAAGTTCAACTAATTCATTATCAAATGCTGATGTTGAATTACTGTCAGTTAAATCAGCCATTTTTCTTCCTAGATTTTTTAGGTTTTGGTTCTTCTTTAGAAACTTCAGGAGCTGAAGTAATAGTATTTTTCTCTTCTACAGGCTGTAAAGGCATAGGAGCTTTTGATGGAATTTGTTGAACAATTGATTGAATAGGTTCAATAGACTCTTTTAAAATAAACTCTAACCAATGATAAGCACGAGCTAAAGCAAGAGCTTCAAGACCTTCCATTTCACTAAATTTGGAACGTCGAATTAACTTTAACAAATTTTGAACTTCTAGTTTTTCTTTATTATCTAACTTCATAACATTTAAAAAAGGGGAGGAATTACTCCCTCCCCCTCCTATTTAATTAAGCTAATTCAAAAATCCGAACGGCATTACCAGCACTACCAGCAATAGCAAAGAAATTGATAGCTTGTCCAGCTTCAAGAGAGAGAGTAGCTCCCTTTTCAATTTTAAGGCCAGTAGTAGATAAAACTCCAGTTGGACCAACATAGATCGGATTAGAAGAAGAATTTTGAACCATAATTCTTCGTCTTCCTGCAAGAGCTGCTGGAAATGCAATTTCAGTTGCTCCAACAGTTAGTACTTGAGAATTAAGATTAATATTTGGACTATCATTGATAAAAATTCGTCGATACATATCTGATAATAGATCAGCTCTATTGCCAGTAGCAGAAACAGCAGCAAGTGCACCACTAACAGCCCTAGATCCAATTTTAGCTGGATTTTCAGTATCAGCGATGTTATCAGCAACAGTGCCTACTGGCGCTGTCCACAATGCTCCACGTGCATTTTGTTTCAAGTTACCATAGTCACCATCTGCAGAAGTGCTAGAAGCAAGAGTGTCTTGTCTTACACCACCAACAGATGCTAATTGATCTGCATCAGCTGAAGCGCTATCTTCAGCATAAACAAAATCAGAAGTGACATTAAAATCAGCTGCGACTATAACACGACCTTTATTATCAACTGCAATAGGACTATAATCCCCATTGGCAGAAGTTAAAGTTGTAGCAGCAGAATCATTTCTAACGGCCAACATAAATTGACCATTATCACCTGATGTATGTGCAGCATCTTCAGCAAAGATTCCACTAGTTGCACTTAATACAACATTAGCTTCACCAGCCGCTGAAATAAGCATAAAATCAGCGCCATCACCAATTTTAATACTATCTTGTGTATGAGAAAGATCTCTAATATCTAGATCTGTAGCAGAAACAGTTGCAGTGCCGCTAATAACCCAAGGACTAGTTCCTTGATACGCAGTTACTGAATCTGTAGCAAATGCTAAATCTCTAATATCAAGATTAGTTGCTGTTACATTAACACCATTAATGACATTAACGTCTAATCCCTCTTTACCACTAACAAGAGTAGATGAAAGTAAATCACCATCACTACCAGCTCTTAAATAAGCACCAATATTATCTGAATCAGCAGCATCTGCTGGATCAAAAATTAGCTTATCTTTTGTTAAACTACCCATTTTTTATTCCTATTCTAAACCCACTCTAGTATTTCTACTATTTGAGCAGGTTTATTTGTTTGAAAATATAACGTTCCTGTAAAATTAACGCCTTCAACTGTATAACTAGAACCAGCGGAGATTGTTATGTAATTAGTACTACTTTGAGTAGCTATAAAGGCTAGTTTTAAACTAGCAGTTCCTCTAACTTTAATAGTCAACATTTTAGTGCTATCTGTTAAAATCTGAGATACTTCTGTATTAGCTAAAGTAACAACAACATTATATATTGTAGGAAATTGTGATTGCTCAACTGTTGCCCTACCACGTATAGTGCCTGATACATTACTCAAGCTAACTCCATTATTTTAACTCTAACAGTTTTACCAACTTCGGTAATACCATATATAACAATATTATCTTTAATATCTAAGTTAAAACCTTCATTGGGACCAACTTCCCATCCTGCATTTGACCCAAGTGCTCTATCTGCAGTAACGCTCGCTGTAAAACCGACATATAATATATCTACAAGTGATAAATTAGTTAAAGATAGACTATTTCTCATACTTAGAGCAGTAGCAGGAATAGCTATTGCTGTGCTTGAAATATCTAAAGTTTTAACAGATCCAGCAACCGTTAATCCGCTAGGAGTAAATGTGCCTGTTATAGAACCTGCTATAATATTTACATCTAACCCAACATCAGGACCTATTACAGTGGCTGTTACTAAATTAGTCCCATCTCCAATTCGAATGCTATCGTCTGTATGAGAAATAGCTACTTCAACAGGACCTGGAATTACGGCAGTAACTGCAGCATCGACGCGTATTCTATCATTTAAAGGATCAAATACTCTATTGGGTATCTGACCTGGATCTAAATGTGATAAATTTGGATTTTGGGCCACAACTATTTTTTAACGTTCTAACGGTTAATAAAGCAAATCTTTTAGTTGTTCTATAAGAGTTTTATATTTTATCAAACCACTATTATTAAATTCTAATTTATATTTAGTCCACTCATCATCAGTAATATCAAAAAAATATCTACCTTTTCCTCTAGATATCACTTCATACTTTGCAATTTTAATATCTTTCGACATTAAAAAAGCACTGAACCATAAATCGGTGCCGCTCTTCATAATCTCTCAACTATCAAAATACTTAATAGGACTGTTTTAATAACTAAACCTACAATAAACAATCTTTTATATTTATGAGCTTTGGATTTAACGTCTGCTCTTTTAATTTCTTGTCCAGGTTGCCTAAAAATCATCTTTGCCATTTAAGTTCTCTTTAATTTCTTTTTTAAAAACTTAAATTTTTCTTCTTTTCCTGGCTTCTTATGAGTTTTCATAGCTTTTGAAGTAGCATCTGAATAACTTTCTTTATATAAAGGTAAAAGTGATAGAAAAGTATTTGCAGATTCAGCCATACTATTTCATTCGTCCTTTTGTAATCTCTTCTAAAAGTTTTCTTTTTTCTTCATCTCTCATTGCAGTTTGAGCTACTGATTCTGCTGCCTTAGATGTGGATCTTCCAGCTGCTTGAGTTGCCATTCCTAAGTCATGTCCTGTCATTTGTCCAGTTTCAGCACCACGTTGAGTTATATTCATAAGTTCATTATTAATAACTGACTCATCTGCAAATTTACCAGCACCTTGTCCAATAGCCTTTTTTTCTTGAAGCATAGGAATAAGTTTTTCTTTTAAAGCTGCAAATCTAGCTGCTGTAGGAGTAAGATTTTCAATAGGTTGTGCAGTCTTTGCCATAATATTACTACCAACAGCTCCAAGCTCATTACCAATAATACCAGCAGCATCTCTTGCCATTGCGCCGCCTAATTTAGCTCCAGCAGCTCCAGCTACATAATCAATAGGTGAATCTGTAGGTTCAATAGAATCTTGAGTTTCTTTATCGCCCGCTATTTTATCTAAAAAATTTCTTATAGTTAACTCATTAGTCGATTTTAAATCATATTTAGGCATATTATCCTTTTACGTTGCCTAGAGCCTGCTGTTGCAGTTCTGGATTTGGGAGTAAACCCGCATTAACTTTAGCTGGTTGTGGAATTCTAATTGGTCCTTGTAATCCAGGACCTTCAATATGTCCACCTTGTACTCCTGGTCCCATAAGTCCTTGTTCTGGAGGCATCATTTGACCAGAAGGAGAAGCTCCAGGAGGACCTTGTGGAGAAGGAGCAGCACCTTGTGGAGGAGCTAAAGGAGGTAATGGAGCTTGTTTTAGCATTTGAAGTGTGCCAGGATCAGTAGTTCGTAATAATTCAATGTGTTCTTGAATATGGTGTTGAACTCTTAAAACTAAATCTGCATCTTTTTTAAGTTCTGGATCAAATAATACTGATCTATGTCCATCAATATGTTTTTGGTGATCTTCAGTAAAAATAGCTTGCTGAGGTTCACCATCAATTAGAGCTTCATTTTCTGCTCTAATAAGTAAACTCTCATGTACAATATTTTCAGTAATTGCGTTTAAGTTACCAGTATTAATAAGATTTACATACTGAGCAGCATCAATTTGTTGATATTGAAGAAGTTGTTCTGCCATTTGAACACGGCCTGCGGTCGTTCTAGCGAGCGGATTACCTATATCAACTACAACTCTAGAGATATTAGAAATATCTTGAGATGTAAATTCTTTCATATAAGCACGATTAGTTTTACCAGCAATAGCAACAATACGAGGAGTGTGCGCAAAATCTTGAAGCATCTTAATAATAGCAGTTCCAATAGATTCAACTAATTCTACATAGGATTGTTGAAGTCCAGACATGAATTGTAATGCCATTGATTGAACTAGAGCCAAAGCAGTACCAGATTTAAGACTTGCTTCTGGTTGACCTCTAGCTACACTATTAACTCCTGAAAGAGTTTCCATAGATTGTTCGATCATTTGAATAAATCTAAAAACTTCAGCTGGAGTACTAGTAAGATTTAAAGGTTCTGGTTTTCCTGCAGCAGCATTGTAATCAATAATATTTAATCCGCCTGCTAATTGATTAACTGCGATGTCAGTTCCTCTAGGATTTAATACGTTTTGAACACCAAAAGCATTTTGATTTGTAGCCACTGTACTATATAAACTATTAAGAATTTCTTGAAGAGGAAGTAGATCAAACATTGGAGTATAGCCATGAGGGGTGCCATGAATATTTGAAGGAGCAATTCTAAATACTGGAAGAGTTCTATAAGGCATTGCAACATCTTGTAGAACAATGTCAGATGATACAAACATCATATATCGACCATCGGGCATACAATCTGTTCTATTATGATAGAATTCCATAATAGCGACATCATCAGTAGTATCTAAAAGTGTAGAAATTCCTAAACGAAATCTTTGCAATTCAGATTTAGTTTGTAAAGACTTAATTTCATCTGCAAATTCAGGATATTTTGCTGCTAGGTCATATTTATTTTTCCAACGTCTAATAAGAACCCAATCATGATTTCCTGTTTCTTTGGTTCCATCAAACATAACATCAAAAGGAGATAAATTTTCAAATATAATATCTCCTTCAAAGATTTTGGTTTTAGTTTCTTCAATATAATCTACTATTTCACCTTTTGTTGCATCCCATTCCATGACAACAAAACCACTACCATAAACAATAGCATATTCAACTGCTTGTTTAAGGTAGCCTTCTACTTTTTTCTCTCTAAGATAGTAATCTAAAATACTATTAGCTAAATAGGTTTGAACTAAAGACTTATAATCTGTATTTGTTGCTCTACAATCAAGCGCAGGACGATTTGAAACCGTCATTACGAGCATATGTGTTGCAATATTACGCCATTGATTTACTGGGAGATTTACTAATTCACCTTGTTCACCAGCAAAAGTTACTTGGTGTCCTGATCCCGTATCACTATAATAAGCACCATGGTACGCCATGAAACAACTTCTTAGTTTTTCTAAAAAGCCATTAGATTCAATAGAATTGGACCAGTTTTGTACTTTAGAATCTAAAATTGAAGCAACAGCGTTGCTATCTTTGGCAGCAAAATATTGGTTATCCATCGTAAACTTCCTATATATACTTGTTAATTTTTAAAGATAAGAGTATAATTATCTTTTTTTAGGAGTTAGTAGGTCTACAAGTTGCTTATTTGATTCAGATGAAGATTTTCGTGTGTTAAAAATCTTACTAAATTCATGGTGTTGTGAGTTTTTATAGCCGGGCCTCTCAAAATGACTTTCATTATATTTATCTAAATAGCCTTTTGGATAAGGATTTTTACTAATCTGAACATTTCTTATTAAATATTTTAAACTATCGATAGCATCAAAGTGGCCATTATCTGCAGATCGATCAAAACTTGTTTTAGCTTTATTCCAAATACCAGCTTCTAAATGAGTTATTAAAGTTTTACATCTAGGATTAATAAGTATTTGTTCATTTTCAAGCATCACTCTTACTTTATTAAGTGCTGCGTCAGCATCATCTTTTCTAGTAGGTAAAAATCTTAAACCATGCAAATCCCACAAATCTTTAATAACAATTAAATTATTATCGCTAATTCTAAGAAATGGAATACGCTGTTCTCCAGTTATTTTGTCTGTAAATACTTCAGCCTCTTTTTGTTTAATTCCATCGGCTAAAGTACTAGTATTAAATTTTTGTCCGTGAATAACAAATTCATCCTCAACAATAAGTTTTGCTTTAAGAAAATCATACCAGCCAAATAACACAACAGTTAAATCTTTCATACCTATGTCCATACCAACATAAGCATCATAAAAAGGAGCTCTATCAGTTTCTTTCACAATTATTTTTTTAAGTTCTTCATTAAACTCAGGTATGATCGCGTAATTACTATCTTTAATTATGTGACAATTATGATTAACTATATCATTACCTAAAAATACATTTCCATTTTTAACATCTAATATGTCATATACGTGTCTTTTTCCTGGAAATTTATTAATTTGTATTATTTTTTCTATACCATCTATAGTTAATAAGACATCACCAATTTTGTATTCTTTTGCTAGTTTCTCTTCATTAAATTTATGTTTTGTACTTACAAGAATTTTTTTATTATTTTCCGTAATAAATTCTAGGCATTGGACTAAACCATTATAACTAACACCATCAAAATCTTGAAATCCTGTTGGAGTTAATATCTGATAACCTTGTTTATTAAAAGCAGTTTTATTACCTTTTTTTCTGCTTTCAGAAAAACGTTTATTCTTATGTATTTTTAGATAATTCATATTTTAATTCTTTTATTGTTAATTGTCTAATTTTACCTTCAGGATCTTTTATAGTTAAGAGAGTATTAGCTTCAACACACAAATATTCTCTTCGAAAATCGACGCTATCAAGACCACCAGATTCTTCTACTAATTTGTCAAATTCCTCTTTATCAATATTTGGATTATCGTAAATTGTTTTGGTTACTAAATTACCTTCAATCCTAGCTTTATTAAGATATTTAGTAATAAAAGGATGAATTGGGGATTTAGGAGGAGTGCTTGCTAAAATAATCTTACCTTTGGTAGTTGCAGTAGTTGGCAAAATAATACTTGTAACAATATAAGGAAGATCCCCAACTAAGCCAGCCTCGTCAATAATAGCGAGATTTGAGCTACCACCTCGATTACTTTCAGCTCTTCCACCATCTAAGCCAATAAGTTCAATACGAGAACCATTAGGAAATACCCAAGCACCTTCTTGGGTCTTATACTCAGGCTTAAGTTCTATTGGACAGGTCTCAATGATCTCTCTAATAAGAGGTCTAATTATGTTTCTAGCATCTTTTTGCTTAGCGCAACAATACTTAACTAAAGAATTTGACTTTTTTAAACAAGTTTCTAGCGCTATTATACATAACGTATAGGACTTTCCTAAACGTCTCGCACAATTCCAGACAACTATTTTCTCTTTACAATCAATATAGCTATTATAAAGTTCTTTTTGGACAGGCTTTAGTTGCCAATGCAAAATGCCTTGATTCCACAACATGGCTCTAGCAGATTCTGGAGATATTTTATTTTGGTTTTCCATTTATAATCCGATGTAAAGGATTTATCTCTTTTTTAATTTCTCTAGTAAATCCACAAAAATAGCACTTAAATAAGATATTTGAATCACTATACTTTTCTAAAAATCCTATATGACAATGTGGACATAAATGATTTTTAAGAAATTCCTCGTAATTTTTATAAGACATTTATTTTTTTGCTAACTCTAAAAGCTGTGAATTTGAATAGGGTAATTGCTTAGATCTACCTTCTAAGGTATTCCCAGCATTATCTTTTTTAATGAGTATTTTATTTTTTAAGAGTAGGTCTAATTTTTTAACTTCTTCAAGAGATAGTTCTTGTCCTAAACTCCTAGATTGCAAAATTTCAATTTGACCATCAATTAAAGCTTCTTCTGGGGTTTTTATAATTCTTTCTATTCTATTTTCCCCAATAATTTGTGTGGTATTGGTTAATAATAGTTGAAGATGCTTTATTTCTTCTTCTTGCTTGGATATTTTATTATTAAGTTCGATTATAGTTTTATTTTGAACTTCTAAGAATTTATTTTTTTCAGCTTCTTCTTTGAATTCTTTATGTAAATTCTTTATGTCGATAATATTGCTCATAATTTATTTTTTTAAATTAAATCCAAAATTTAATGAACTTACTTTATCTTTCAATAGTTTATGTTGTTCTTCCATTTCGACTAGCCTATTTTTTAGATCTTTATTTACTTCAGGCTCTTTTTTATTGTGTAAAAAATGAAAGAAGCCATAAAGACAAGAAAGTGCAATGATTACAATAGCTTCACCTATGTTTGCACCTGTAAATAGTAGACGAACAAGAAAAGAAAGGAGTAAAAAGAAGGGAAGAGGCAAATATTTATCCATTAAATTAATCCTTTAAAGGGTATAATTATCAATAAAATCAACAAGTTAAAAAAAAATAAGTAGAGTGTGTGAACAGCTAGTTTTATTATATTTCCTTATTTAAGGATGTCTGCCTTACGACTCAAATATTCTCTATATACACTTGTTAATTTTATAAATGTCTGGTATAATATATATTATGAGCGCAAAAATATCTAAAAATGATAAGAGTTGGCTTTTAAACGTCATTAAGACTACAAGACCTCTAAATGATCTTGAATCAGCCCTTGTATTTACCACATTTGATTCTGAAACAAATCAAGATATTACTATAATTGAGAAAGAGATTGAAAATGAGAAATTCTTAAAAAAAGTTTGTCTATACAAGCTATTAACTTTCATCCCTGAAATTGGTTTTATAACTTTACTTTTTGATAAAAAGGTAAAAAAATCAAAAATGGAAGTGACTTCTTTATATTATAAATACTATCGTAATAAAATAAATTTAACAGACTTTCAAAATAAGTTGAAAATCTTACTAAAAGAAGGTAATATAGTATAATGAAAGCAATTTTAGAGTTTACACTTCCCGAAGAGAATGAAGAATTTAAAACAGCACAAAATGGAGCCAACTATTCCATTGCATTGTGGGATTTAGACCAATACTTGCGTTCTAAATTGAAATATGAAGAGCTTTCAGAAGAACAACACCAAGCATATCAGGATATTCGCGGCAAATTGTACGAATTAATGCAAGAAAGAGATATAGATTTTTAAAAGTTTTGGATCGTCTACGTCGGTTAGGATAGCTAGGTCGACAGAACCAGCAGAAAAAGGTTCGACTCCTTTTCCAAAATCCCTTTATGAGGCCCATATGAAAAAAGAAGAAGCATTAAAAAGAATTGAAACGGTGATTACCCAACTTGAGGGTATTTGTACTAATAAACTCATCGCTCAAATGATTATGACAGAGCTTGAATTTCTAGGTATGCTGCCCCCAAAAATCTCTAAAGTCAAAAAATATACAACTAATGGAAACATGTTTGAATCTATTGAGTATACAAATGAGTGGGAAAATACATGATTCAATTTTTTCACTTAAATAAAGATTCTATTTTCTATTCTGGAATTGAATGTACTCTAGCTATTAATACTCCCACAAAATCAGAACTTGAGAAATTTCTCGAAAATCACTTAGAAAGTTTATATCTTCCAGTTGGAATTACTGTCAAATCTCCAAAAGATGTGTTTATTAAAAAAATTGGAAGAGAAGAGTCATTAAAAAATATACAATCTAGAGAGTGTTTTTTTGATAATCTTTCCCAAGATGGAACAAAACATGTCTATAGATTTAGAGCCTCTATTGCCCATGCAAGACATCATTTTATAGCCCATCTAATATTTACCACAGTATTGGAAAGTGACAATGTTCAAATGATTACTGCAGAAATTTATCTATGATTATTAATGATATGCCAGTTCTTGAAACTTTTAAAGATTTGATGAATGAAATAGCTTATAATTGGAATTATCCAATTAATGCTATTATTAAAACAGAAGATGGTTGCTATGTAGTAGATAAACTATATATTCAAAAAGATGTGGTGTCCTATAAAACAAACCATTGGTATTTAGCTCCAGGAGTTTATGAACAATTTGAGATCTTCTATGGTCTTTTACATCCTATTAACTATCACGAAATACGAGAATTTTAACTTGAAAATAGTAGCAATTTCCGATACACATTCAATGCTAAATAAAGTATCCTTACCTGATGGAGATCTATTAATCCATTCTGGAGATGCGACTTCTGTTGGTCAAATTATAGATATTGTAAAATTTAATCAGGAACTAGGCGGCATCAAAACCAAATATAAGCATGGTATTATCTTTATTCCTGGAAATCATGACTTTCTTTTTGAAAGAAATCAACAATTAGCTAGAGATATAATGACCAATGCTAAAGTTCTTATAGATGAGTCAGTTGAAATTGAAGGAATTAAGATCTATGGATCTCCTTGGCAACCAGAATTCAATAATTGGGCATTTAATCTGCCTAGAGGAGAAGCTTTGAAACAAAGATGGTCTACCATTCCTGATGATACAAACATATTAGTGACGCATGGCCCTCCTTATGGTATATTAGATAAATGTCCTGATGGTTCTTTAGTTGGATGTGAAGAACTTTATAAAAGAGTTTTTGAATTGAAACAACTTAAGCTGCATCAGTTTGGCCATATTCACCATGCATGGGGAACTAAACAAATAGATAATATTACATTTATAAATGCATCCATTTGTACTGAAAACTATAAACCGACGAATAAACCCTGGATAATTAATATATGACAAGAACAATGCTTATTTTAGAAGATGCTTATGGTGATAAAGTTAGAGTTTCTCTTGATTCTATTCAAGGCTATAGAGCTTATCAAGCAGATATGACAGAAGTATATCTTCCAAATGTTTCAACAATTTTTAAGATTTCTGTTGAACAACTTGATGCTATTTTGATTGAATGTTTATTTATGGTTAAAAAGGTACATTAATATGTTTACTCGTGGAGCCTTCTATAGGCATAAAAGCACTCTTGATACTGATATATATGTAGTTAAAGTACAATATAGAGGAACAAATTATATTAAAATGAAAGTAAATTTTGTTGATAGAAAACATACAGGGATTTTTCAATTAAATTATCATGCTAAAGTATTAAGAAAAGATTTTCATCTTTGGCAAAGAGTTCTATGATATTTACAAGTCTAGATTTAGAGCTTAATAAAGAAGGAAATCAAACTACAGACATAATCCAAATTGGAGCTGTCATTGGAAATATTTATACTGGGGAAATTCTAAAAAAACTTAGGCTTTATGTTAAGCCTTCAAAGCCTCTAGATCCTTTCATTATTACGCTTACTGGTATAAAACAATCAGATGTTGATGAAAAAGGAACAACTCTTCTAGAAGCTTACAATGAATTAAAGAAGTGTCATATGGATTTAAAGTCTCACCATAGCATTGTTCAATGGGGTGGAGGAGATGAAAAAGAACTTAAAGAACAGCTGTTAAAACAAGGAATGCCTTTTTATGACTGGTGTTTTGGACGAACTTATTTTAATGTCAAATCTTTATGTCAATCTATCTCCAAAGCTAAGAAGCAAAAATTTCAAGGCGGATTAAAGAAATACTGCCAACGACATAAAGTAATTTTTGAAGGTCCAGCTCATGATGCGCTTCAGGATTCCCTTAATACCTTTAAACTATATGTAGATTTACTAAAGAAATTAGAAAAAATATGAGTAAATTAGATACTAAAAAGATTTATAAACGAGGAGTTCAAGCTCATGAATGGGCAGCAGACGTAAATCCCTCTAAAAAACAAAAAAAGCAAAAAGTAAAAGAGCGCCAAGACGGGAAGAAACAAATTAAGAAAGAGCAGTATGAGTGAAGGAACAAAGCATGATCAAGGTAAGGAGCCAATTAGTTTGATTAGTTCAAAAGCTTTATTAGAATTGACCCGAGTTTTAGAGTTTGGTCAAAAAAATATGGAAGAGATAACTGGAGACAAGGCTTCAAATGGAGCCGTTGTTTTGATGCTACTATGAGGCATCTTCTAGCCTATAATGATGGTCAGAGAGTTGATTCTGAAAGTGGGAGATCTCATCTAGGGCATGCTATGGCCAACATTATGTTCCTTATTGAAATGGAACAATCTCAAACTGGTGAAGATGATCTATGGAAAGGTTATAAAAAAGAATGACTTTAATTCATTATCCCAATCCTATATTAGAAACTCCTTGTATTCCAATTAATAAAGAAGATAATATAGAACAACTTATTAAAGATATGACTGAAGTTATGATTAAACATAATGGTGTTGGACTTGCTGCTCCACAAGTAGGTCTTTCAAAACAACTCTTTATTATAAAAGATATTAAAGGTAATATTGTGCCTTTTATCAATCCTAAAATTATTGAAACTGATGGACAAACTATATTAAATGAAGGGTGTTTATCTTTTCCAAATATATTTCTTCCTGTTGTAAGAGCTTCTTCTGTATTTATAGAAATAGATAGTATAGACTTATTAGAAAGAAGACGAATAATGGCAGAAGGAATAGAAGCCAGAATCATTCTTCATGAGTTTCAACACCTAAAAGGTGAGACCTTTCTTAATAGTGTTAATAGACAATTAAGAAAATCTACTATAGCTAAAATGAGAAAGACATAAAATGATTAAATACCTTGTATTGTTACTAGCTTCAGTTAATTGTAATGCTTATGAAGGCACTTTCTTCAAATACGGCGTAGGATTAAATGAGGATATTAAGACAGTAAAGACATTTACTTTAGGATATCAAGCTCCTCTATTTGCTATTTTTGATTATCAACTAGAAGGTGGTATGTTTAATGATAGCAAACAAACTCAGGGATTAATTGCATTTAGCAATGTTTCAATAGGTGTGTCGACATTTACAACATCTGGTATATATGCTAAAATATTCTTCGGTCCGGCTTTAATAAGCCAAACAGATACAAGACTTAGCAGCATATTCGAATTCAATCATGACTTAGAATTTGGTTTTGTAGATAAAAAAGGTCTGTCAATTGGCGTTAACTATAAACATATGAGTAATGCTGGCATAGTTCTTCCTAATTATGGAAGAGACTTACTATTACTCAAAATTCAATTCCCTTGGTGATTTATGAAAGTAAAAATGAAGAAATATGAACAACTAGCAATAGAAAACTCTAATAAATATAAAGATTGGGCTCATGTTTGCATAGCAAAAGATGCATATTTAGAAGGATATAAACGAGCTCTTAAAAATGCTCAAGAATTTATAAATGAAAAGCGAATTGATTGTCAGTATTATTTGATGGAATTTGATGTTGGTACAGAAGAAGTTGAAATAGAATTTGAAGATGGGGATCATCAATTATCACAAAGAGCTTTAAATAAAATTGTTATTGACTCAAATTAAATAGTATGAGATTATTATCTCAGATGCTTATTAAACAAGGAGAAATTAATGACGCCTTCTAAGATATTTGATGTTCTTGATCTAGCCAAACGTGCTCGCAAACTTGGGGAAGTGTTTAATCCTTTATTTGTAGGTCCTCCAGGCGTAGGAAAATCTCATATCGTTCAAGCTTGGGCTAAGAAGAATAATCTACCCTTTATTGATCTTCGAATCGCTTATATGGAGGCACCAGATTTGATTGGCTTTCCTTCTATCGAAGTTAAGAATGGCCGACAAATTACAGTTCACAATCTTCCAGAATTTCTTCCATATGAAGGTGAAGGAGTTCTTCTTCTTGAAGAACCAAATAGAGGCACTTCAAGCGTTATGAATTGTCTCATGCAGCTTCTTACTGATCGCAAGCTTCATAAATATGAACTTCCTGAAGGATGGATTATTGTTGGTTGTATTAATCCTGAAGGCGAGCATTACGATGTAAATACAATGGATGCTGCTCTTCGTGATCGATTTGAGATGTTTCAAGTAACGTATGATAAGCATACTTTTCTAGATTATATGAAATCTGCTAATTGGAATAAAGATATTATTAACTTTGTTGAAGCCGGACTTTGGACTTTTAAAACTCCCGAAGAACTTGGGAATTTGCCAGGAGCTAAGTACATTTCTCCTAGAACTAAATCTAAACTTAATGCAGCACTCAGAGCTGGATTTGCTCAAGAAGATGAACTTTTGATTTTTGAGACTGTTCTTGGAACAAATGTTGCAAAAGATTTTTATAACTTCAGACATAATGAATCTCCAGTAATGATGACAGATCTTAAAAAGAATCTAAAACAAGCTCTTGGACGTCTTAAAGTATTTTCAGATCCAAATAATTATAAAAATGGAATGATTTCTCTTACTGTTAAAGATATTCTTGAGGATAATACAATTACTGATGATATGCTTGCTGACGTAGTTAGAACAATTCCTGTAGAACAAGGAACAGTTCTTATTAGAGATCTAGAGCATAAACGAAATGATGATAATATTCTCTCAAGAGTTTGTAAACAACATAAAGATGTAAAAGATCTCTTTAGATCTATTATGAAATATGGAAAATAGATTATAAAAATTATCTTTTTAAAAAGAAATTAGAGGGTATGGTCAATGAGTGAACAAGAAGTTCCAATTTCAGATGATGAGAAAAAGAAAGCTTTACAATCAGCTATATTTCATCTTAGTAATCAACAACCATTCTATGGAAGTTTAGTTCAAGAAATAACTGTAAAATATACTACTTTTATTCCAACTGCTGGCATAACTTATAATGTAAAACAGCATCAATATGAAATTTATATCAATCCTTATTTTTTTCATAGTCTAACTACTGAGGAAAGAGTTGCTGTTTTTCACCATGAGATCCTCCATTTCACTAATAAACACCTATTTCGATTACCTTTTACTGATGGGACAATTAGTAATGAAGATAAAAAGCTATATAACATAGCTGGTGATATGGCTATTAACCAATATATTACAGGACTTCCAAAAGGTGGTGTTGAGGTAAAAGATTGGAAAATGAGTAATGGTTCCCCATTTGAACAGTACCAAAATATGGAATATTATTATGACTTGATCAAAGAAGAATCAAAGAAGCAGCAGAAGAATAAAGATGGTGATGAACCTGGTGAGCAATCAAAAGACGGTAATGAAGAATCTAAAGGAACTAAAGGCAACGTTCATGAGCAGTTAGATAAATATAAAGAATTTGATAGACATTTCTGGGATAGTTTGGATGAAGAAACTAAAAAGAAGATGTTAGAAGAAGCTAAGAAGATTATTAAGCGTACTATAGAAAAGACTTCTTTTAGTCATAGTGTAGTTCCTGATAGTATTAAAGATCTATTATCTGAAATTGATTCTCTATCAGCCTCTATTAACTATAAACAAATTCTTAAAAATACTATTAAACGAACTATATCTTGTGTTGATAGAGAAAGAACATGGAAGAAACCTAATAAGCGATATGGAGCTTATAGTCCTGGAACCAAGGTAGGATCTCTTCCTAAATGCGCATTCTTTAATGATAGCAGTGGAAGTATTTCTATTAAAGAACAAAATGAATATCTTAGAATGATGGATGAATTCCTAAAAGTAGGAACTAGAAGTTGTACTCTAGGATTTTGGCATACTTCTCTTTATTATAAAAAACCATATAAACGTGGAATAGAGCTTGATCAAGAGGCTTTACAATCAGGTGGAACTGATGTAAGATGTGTATTGGAAGACATTAAAAAGAATAATTATAATCTTTCAATTATTTTTACAGACGGTTATTATGATAATGTTGATATTAAATTAACTAATGAAATTATATGGATCATATCAAAAGATGGAAATTTAGATCATCCTTTAAAACATTTAGGTAAAACTATAGAATTGGATAAAATTAAATGAGTGACACACATACGTTTCAAGATTCAAGAAAGAAATTCACATTAACTGTTAAGATTGAATTTCTTAAAAAATGTGAGAAACCTATTGAATATGATGCATACGATTTAAATAATAAGTTCTATATGTTTAAGTTTCTTCATAATCCAGCTGGACCCGCACTTATTCGACATGAAGATAACTATGAAGAGTATTGGATTGACGGTAAAAATCTAGCCCATGCGAACCCTGAACTTAATAAAAAAATGAAACATACCAATAAATTTAATAAAAAATTAGAAGATCTATGAATGACAAATTTACGGGAATCATCCCACTAGATAGCCATTCTTCTGATATAAGATTTTGGGTTTATTATATTAATGGTATAGAAGTTACAAAAGAAGTATATACGATTCATATGGATGAACTTATTAAAAGATATAAGTTCAATAAAAAACTAAAGGAGATAGTCAATGAGGACGATAAATAAGGTAACTACTAGAGAATTTTGGGAAAATGAGACTGTCGTGCTTAGCGCACTCCGAAAGCTTGACCCAAATTGGGAATACATTGGCCAAATAGGGCGACTAAAATACTTTAAGCTTTATAGAGAAGAATAAAAAATTTGAGCAGCAGCGTGGAAAGCTGTGGATAATCAGGCAAGGAAACCTTTCAATGAGTTGCCGTGAGACTCGGCCAACCTGAAATCCCACTGGAGACACGCACCTTGCCTCCGAACGGTATTCGGAAGGTTTGCACCGGGATTATATAGTTCGACTCCTATACGTGTGCATCAGTAGGATTAGCACCCTACCTGCTCAATACTTTCTCTAAGTACTCAATTTCTCATAACAACTAGGACTACACACACGTTGTCTATGTGCCTTCTTTGGAACCTCAAGATCACAAACCTCACACCTAGTGTTACCCAAAGGCTTCTTCCCTGACTTCTTCTTAACATATGCGGAGAAGCAACTATAGCAGCACCGACCATGCCATATGTTGCCAGCATCATCTTTATAAATAGATCTACTTTGAGTATTCAAAGTGAAATATTCAAATATCTTCTCTTCTTTACAAACTTTACAAATTCTTTTATCCATAAGTGTCGCTTTCGTAAACTCAAGCTTCTCAGTCGCTGAGCTCCTTCTATTACCCTTGTTAATTCCTACAATGCCCTACGATTACGATTTACAACGCAAGGCAATCATAGTATAATAGAAGACAGAAGAGAGGCGTGGAAATGCTGTGGGGTGGATAGGAAAGGCCTAGAGAGTGCGACTACCGGCACAGAAACCCACTGGAGACACGCAAAGGGTTGTTGAGCCCTTGATTACATTCAACACCGTAATCTAGTAGGAGTAGCGCCCTACCTCTTCTATTTTTTAGGAATGTATACTATAGTGATCATTAGAGGATCTTATGGTAAGCAGAGTTAACAAAAGGATACCTATGAAGTTAATAAAGATATTCTATAATACATACTTAGCCAAACCTCAGTTTGAATCTTCTCGCATGCAAGCTATCAGAAAAATCTATAAAATCCTAATGAGTAATAAATGAAGTTTGCTGTAGGAGATATAATCTGTGCTGAGCATGCAAATGTTTGTTTTTATGTCTTTATAATATCTCCACCTTATTATGGACTTAATAACAATTATGGAACTATCTATGAAGAAATAACTCTTGTAGATGATCAGTCAATCTTATATAGTAAGATATTTAGAAGATCTAATGAAAGCTAAATTCAAAGTGGGAGACATAATTTATCATGCAAGGACCAACGCTATTTTATATGTTTATCTCACAGATTATAATCATTATGGACTTTGCAACGGTTGGGGTCCATTTTTTGAGTGGATGATTATTGTGGATAAAGAATCAACTCTGCATAGTGAGGCCTTTAGGAATGAAAACAAGTAAGTTAATAAAGCTAATTATGGACATCCTTAAAACAACACAGATTACAACGCATTCAAAGAAGAGACTATTATCTAGACTTCAGGATCTTGCTCCCCTGCCCCCAGAACTATCTAGGAAGGCCAGAGAAGTGCTTGAGAAGAGAAAACAAAAGGTAGAGCAGACTCCTAAAAGGAAAATGAAATGAGTGACATATTAAAACAAGTTGACGAAAGAATTGTCATACATAAGAAAACAATGGTAGAATGTGAACAAAAGATTGAAAGACTCCTAGAGATTAGAACTCTATTATTAAATGTGTCTCCAACTACCTATGTGATATTTGATAAAATTAGCAACTTCGCTGCTTCAAAGCAATATGTTAGTGTGGAAGAACTTACCAATGCTCTAATTAGTATAGATAAGGATATTAAGTCAGTACAATTTACAACAAAGCTAGAGAAAGAAATAGAGTCATAGAATGAAGCCTATGTTATTAGAAATCTACAAAGGTTACCACATATATTGGGACATCTGCGTTATATATTGGGACATCTGCGTTGAAAGGAATAAGGCCTATCTTATGGAGAAGAAAATAGTTCATATACCATCTACTGATACTAGCAATATTAAACTAATCATAAATGCTTGGGAGAAACCTAAGGAATTCCAAGATAAACTAGAGAAGTTAATAAATGAAACCTAAATTTGAAGTGGGAGAAATAGTAATGAACAACTTAACTCAACAACTATGGTTTATAGAGTTTGTGAGTAGCTCTTTTTATACAATAAGAGGATTAGCTCATTCCAGAGGTTTCCTAGAAGTTACTTACTCATCCCATTCTAAAGCTTTTAATAAGGTTCGTTTCCTAGCTGATGCATATGAAGTTTAAAATAGGAGACTTAATAATATTCAAAAGTCTACCTTATCCTAATACTATTAGATTCGTTGCTTCCATATTCATATCAGAAACCGAGACTGAATACGGCTTAGTTGCACCATACATAAGTACTAATGACTTAGTTGCAATGGTTGATTGTATTTTTGTAGATAATAACTATGAATTGTATTCTTCTGCTTTTAGTTAGGAAATCACTGTTTACAACGCTAATAAGACTTGTGTGTGTGCAGATGTATATAAAGAGTGCAGTCAGCTCTGAGTCATCATACCCCCCTACCTTAGGCCTGCCTTTCTCTAATGAATTCAATAGGATGCACTAGCTACCCTTAGGATACAATCATGAAACAAAATGCTATTATGTTTCATCTTGGTTAGCTTGTGAATGAATAGAAGTGCAATAAGTATGTGATGTTATTCAGGATTATGTGCATCAGTGAATGATAAATTGTATGGTCATCTCAAGG